AGGCACACGAGTGGAAGAACGGCGACCTCTATTACTTCGTCCGCCAGTCCATGGGCGCATGGATCGAGCCGCTCGAGTGGATCATCTCCACGGGTGGTGAGCCCGGCGGCTTCGGCCACGAGCTCTGGGACGAGTGCGAGAAGATCTGCGATGGCAGTCTTGATGACGAGGAAACCCTCGTCGTCATGTACCGCGCGGATCCGCAGAAGGATGACGTCTGGGATCCGAAGGTTCACGCCCGCGTCAATCCGAACCTGGGCGTTTCGATCAGCGCCGACTGGTTCGCCAATGAAGCGCGGCACGCTAAGAACACGCCGACGGCTCTTGCGAAGTTTCTTCGCTACCATCTGAATGTCTGGGCCGAAGACAGCGGGCAGTCGATCCCAGCCGAGCACTGGGCCGAATGCACGGATTTCCCCGACAACCCGGAGGCCTGGAAGAAGTACGCCGAGCGGTTCCGCGGTCGCCGCGCCCACGGTGGCATCGACCTCGCGTCGGTGAGCGACATGAACGCCCTCGTCTGGCTGTTCGAGCCCGAGGGCGCGAGCGATAAATGGGGCGTCCTGCCGCGGTTCTGGTGGCCCGAGCAGACGGCCGAGAAGGCGCGCCTCACCGCGCGCATACCGATCGAGAAATGGCAGGAGGCGAAAGCCTTCACGCCGACATCCGGCAACCGTGCCGACCATGACGTGATCCGTCTGCAAGTGCTCGCGGATATGGAAATGTTCGATGTGCAGTCCATCGGTATCGACCCGTGGAACGCGCATCAGCTCATCAACGACCTGACTGATGTCGGCGTCCCGCTGCAGATCGTGAAGCAGAATACGGCGATCCTCTCGCCGGTCATCAAGTCCATGCTGCGCATGGTCCTCGGTCACGAGTTCGATCACGGCGGCCACCCGGTTCTCAAGTGGCAGGCCTCTAACGCGGTAATCAAGGACGACGATCACGGCAACTCGAAGATGAGCAAGAAGCGCTCCCACGGGAAGATCGACGGCATCGCCGCGCTCGTGAATGCACTGGCGATGGCGTCACCCGGCGCCGAGCGCAAGAGCTATCTGGCATCGAGCAGCCTGCTCGTTCTGCCGCTATAGAGGGTGACTTCCAATGCCGACGCGCGCCGAGAAGCCGACGACCGATGAGATCGCAGCCGCCGTCGAGGCGCTCGGTGACGAGCAACTAACCGCGCTCTGCGCCGAGTGGATGGATCTGACTGAGGCACAGTCCGAGGTCGAAACCGAGCTCTTCACGCGCATCACGCAGCTCACCGGCGCCGTCGACGAAGAAGGCGACGATGGCGAAGCCGATGGTGACGAGGAAGATCCTGCCGACGGCGATGAGGCAGCCGAGGAGGATGACGCCGAAGACGATGAAGAGGACGAGGAGCAGGACGAAGCGGCCTAAGCCCAATCGTCCGCCGGATTTCACCGCTCACGCCAGCCGAGGGAACTGATCCATGTCGGTTACAGCCAACATCGCCGTTGACGTTCGTGGCCACCTTGCTGGCAGCAATCCGCTCGGCGCGGTGGATTTCGAATTCGCAGCGACTCGAGTGACGCCGATAGCGCCAGGCACCGGCGCAGGCCAGGCCGACCGCATGTTCTCGGATCGCCGCACGCTGGCGGCCTCCGCGACTGAGGATCTCGATCTCGCCGGCGGGCTCGCTTCGCCATTCGGCGTCGCTGCGCAGACGATGGCCAAGGTGAAGTCCATCTTGATCATGGCTGCACCCGGAAACACGAACGATGTCGTCGTCGGAGGAGCCGCCTCGAATGCGTTCGCCGCGCCGTTCGGCGCAGCCAACAACACTGTGAAGGTCCCGCCGGGCGGTATGTTGCTGCTCACGGCGCCGGCCGCCGGCTGGACGGTTACGGCTGGCACCGGTGACCTGCTCAAGATCGCCAATGGCAGTTCAGGATCGAGCGTCACCTACGACATCCTCATCCTCGGCACGAGCGCTTGATCGACGTCCTGAGCGCGCAAGCGCGCGCCGGCCGGTAGGCCGTTCTTGGCGAGCGGGAGCGAGCACACAATGTACGACCATCTCGCCAAGAGCTCGACGCCGTGGCTGCCGGCGGACTACCGGAATAACCCTGTCCCGGTCACCGTCCTGCCGCACAACGAGCCCGACCACTTGCGCGATGACGTGCCGCCATCGCTGCGCAGCGACATGCCGCGCGCGCTTGGCAACAACGACGCTTGGCAGGAATATTATCTCGGCCCTGGCAGCAACGGCGGCCCGACGCTCGCCGGCATTCGCATGTCTGCGGACCTTGCCATGCGCGTCGCCGTGGTCTTCGCTTGCCGGCGAGTGATCGCTGAGGATGTCGCTAAGGTCCCGGCGCACCTCATGCGTCGTGTGTTCGAGAATGGCCGCCAGCGCACGTCGAAAGCGACGGACCATCCGCTCTACGATCTCCTCACCCGCGCACCCAATGACTGGATGACGCGGCAGGAGCTCACCGAGTACATGGTAGGCACTGCTGCGATTCACGGCGCGGCCTATGCGTGGCTCGTCCGCGATCAGAAAGGCAATGTCGAGGAGATCCTGCCCCTCCTGCCTGGCACGTGCACGCGTCGCCAAGAGCCGGACTGGGAGATCACCTATCAGATCTCCGGTTATGCGGCAGCGTTCGGTCCCGTAGCGCTCAGCGATATCTGGTGCCTCAATGGTCCGATGGCTGATCCTGTCTCCGGCTGGAACATGGCGATTCTGGCTCGCGAGGCGATGGCTCTCGCGTCCGCGATCGAGCAGAGCCAAGCGCGATATCACAAGAACGATCTTCGCCCTTCCGGTGTTTTGTCGTCGAAGGCCGCAATCTCTCCGGTGCAGCGTCAGGCAGTTCGCGATGCATGGATGGCAGCCTATGGTCCTGGTGGTACCGGCGGCATCGCGGTCCTCGATGCCGAATTTGATTTCAAGGCCATCACGCAGTCCGCCTCGGACAGCCAAGTCATCGAGAACCGGAAATTCCAGATCGAAGAGATCTGCCGCTTCATGCGCGTGCACCCGTGGGCGGTAATGGTGCCTTCGACAAACCAGGCGTACGGCAATCTCGAGCAGACTGGTCTCGCGCATATTTCACACACCGTCCTTCCCTGGGCGCTGCGCTATGAGTTGACGAGCGGGCGCGACATCATCGGCCGCAAGGACCGTGAGCACTACCTGAAGCTCAACATCGATGCCATAGCCCGCGCATCGCTGCTTGATCGCATGAATGCGCACGAGAAGTCGGTCAAGATCTATCGCACGCCGAACGAGATTCGCGGAGATGAGGACCTGGATCCGATCGACGATCCGGCCATGGATCGCGTGCAGCTGCTCGCCAACAATACCGGCCTTGCGCCGAAACCAGCGGTGCCTGCCATTCGCCCGCCGGCTGGCAGCAGCGAGGTCGACGAGAGCACGCTCAGCAAGATCGCCAACGCGCTCGGGGAGAGCACTAACGAGGAGACATCCGCATGATCCTCCCGCTGCATCGCCGTCAGCAGGTCGCGGCCAGTCAGAACAGGGTAGGTTCGCCCGTTCGCTTGCGCGCCGGCACCGTCAACGAGGACGGCATCTTCTCCGGCTATGGCGGCGCCTTCAAGAAGAGCATCGACCGTCACAAGGTCAACGGCACCATGCCGAAGATGCTGTGGCAGCATAACACCGACGAACCGATCGGGGTCTGGACTGAGGTCCGCGAGGACGATCACGGTCTCTTCTGCGAAGGGCGGCTGATCCTCGAAGTGGACCGCGCGCGCGAGGTGCACGCGCTGCTGAAGGCCAACGCTGTCGATGGGCTCTCGATCGGTTTCGAGATCCTGGCCGACGAATGGGTGCAGGCTGCTGACATCGAGCAGCGCTACGGACTCCACCCCTGCCCGGTCGGTTACTCCGACGACCGCGTGCAGCTGGTCAGAGAGATCGACCTCTGGGAGGTGTCGCCCGTGACTTTCCCCTCGTGCGCGCCAGCCCGCATCGTTTCGGTGCGCAAGGAGGAGCTCTCGATCGTGCCGGAAGTTCTCGCGGCGGTCGCCCGCCGCCAGAGCGCCCTAGGCGAGATCATTAAGACGCACATCGCAGCCTGATCTCAGGCGCATGACGGAGGCTATAATGCTGCAGGTCCGAGCAGATGGTGACGAGGAGCGTATTCGTCAGCTGCAGGAACTCAACCAGAAGAAGGGCGATCTCATTCGTCAGATGGAGGCCATCGATCAACGGTTTGGTCTTGAGTACGCGGATGGAGATACCTTGCGGGCTAAGGCGGCCGAGCTCGAAGCAGCAGCAGATCAGTACGACGAGTTGTCTGACCTGGCTGCCGAAATTGACGAGGCGATGGAAGAGATATTTGCCGAGTCTGACGATATCAACCCGAACGACTTCCCGAACTACTGATGTACGCCCTCGCTCAACGCACGCGCCGACCTCCTGCGCGCCGCGCGTGGGGTGAGGTGCTGTTCTGGCTTGGCCTCGGCAGCGTTGTCGTGGCCTGGTCCGCCGCGGGCGTCGCGATCGAGCGTGCGCCCGAGGTTATCGACACCATCCGTCGCGTATTCATCGGCGAGCTCGCGCGCGCCGAGGAAGATCTGGCCGCTGCACGGGCAGAGACCGCTGAAATCGAGCGTCGCCTCTGGGAGGCGCGCCAGCGGGAGGAAGAACTCGCCGATCGCTTGGCTCGAATTCGTGAAGGCCAGGAAGACTTCGAGAACGAGGCCGGCTAGCCGGCATCGCTATTACCCCAACCGCGTCTGCGTTCATCACCGCCCCAGCCGGCAGGCGCGGGCTTCTTTCCAGCATGGGAGACCAGCATGAGCAAAGATGCTCTGACCATCGACGAAGTCGTTGCCGGCATCGGCCCGACGCACACGCGTTCCACCCGCAGCGGGAGCCCTCCGGCCCCGCAGAGCGGCGGCGAGGTTGGTCGCCTCGTCGAGGCCATCGAGCGCCAGACGACCGAGATCCGTGCCATGGGCGAGCGCCGTCCGGCCCGCGGCAGCGAGTCTGGCGATCCGCCTCGTCGTCGCGCTCGTCCGGAGCAGCGCCGCCGTCCGGCAGCCGATTCCGATCGTGTGACGAACCTGCTTGCCAATACGCGCCGTCTTCTTGAGGAGAGCCGCGGCAACCGCCGCCAGCGGATGCTGCACCAGCTCCGCGAGAGTGACGATGAGGGCAGCCGCGAGGCCCGTCGCGGGCGCCGCGATCCGCTCGTCGCTGAGCGCAGCCGCCGTATCAACGAAGACATCGACCGCTCGCACGACGAGGATCGCCGCGAGCAGCGCAGCAGTCGCGAGGACCGTGTGCGCGAACTCGAGGAGCAGAACCGTCATCTGCAGCGCCGCCTGCGCCGTCCGCCAGGTCCATCGTCAGAGCGCGGCGTCGACCCTGCCGGCTCGCGGTCGGCGCGTTCGTCGGCCTTCGCCACGTATCGGCGCGCGATCGATGCCTATATGCGTCACGGCCAGGAGACCTTCGACGGCGTCCACCTCCGTCAGATCGTCACCCGCGCCATGAATACGCAGGTCGATCCCGAGGGCGGCTACCTCGTCCACCCCGAGCACGACACGGGTCCGCTCGAAAAGCTGCTCATGCAGATCTCGCCCATGCGCTCGCTCGCAACCATCCGCAAAATTTCGACGGGCGTGTTCAAGAAGCCTGTTGGTCTGCGCGGCATGAACGGCTACTGGGCGGCGGAGGGCGAGCCCGCAGTCGAGACCAACACGCCGAACCTCGCGACCCTCGAGTTCCCCGTGCACGTCCTGATGGCAAATCCCAAGTCCACGCAGGAAATGCTCGAGGACGCGCAGATCGACGTCGAGGCTATGCTCTCCGAGGACGCCCAGGAGACGTTCGCCGAGATGGAAGGTGCCGCCTTCATCTCGGGCAGCGGCTCCGGTCGCCCCAAAGGCTTCCTGGCCTACGACAAGGTCGCGAACGCGAACTGGGCATGGACCAAGATCGGTTATGCCATCACCGGCGTCTCCGGTGCCTTCCATGCGACCCTGCCCGCCGACGTGATCCGCACTACGCCCCTCATGCTCAAGGCGGCCCTGCGTCAGCAGGCGTCATGGCTCATGAATCGCGGCACCATCGGCTCGGTGCGCACGATCAAGGCCTCGGACGGACACTACCTCTGGGAGGAAGGCGATCTCTCGAAGAGCATCCCGAACACGCTCGACGGCTATATCGTCAACGAGGACGAGCAGATGCCGGCGATCGCCGCGGACGCTCACGCCATGGCCTTCGGCGCCTGGAAGAAGGGTTATCTCATCGTCGACCGCACGGGCTTCTGGGTGCTGCGCAACCCTTACAAGGAGGCGCCCAACGTGGTCTTCCACATGCAGAAGCGCGTCGGTGGTGGCGTGAAGGATTTCGAGGCCATCAAGACCATCAAGTTCGGTACTTCGTGACCTAGTACGGCCTACCGGCCGGGCGCCAGTCGGCGCCTTGCCGGCTGCGCCGGCGGGAGTCTCACCCCTTCATGAGCCCGCAGCTGCGGGCCGGCCGGTAGGCCGCACTTACGGAGAAAATCCATGAAAGACCTGCACTCCTCGCTGGGGCCCGTCCTGGCGATCGGCCCGATCACGATCAGCGCCGATAACACGCCGGCCGCCATCGATCTCGCTGATTTCCAGTCAGCGGTCATCTTGCTTTGCATTGGCATTGGCGGCATCACGTTCGACGGCACCAACAAGATCGAGTTCAAGCTCACGCATTGCGACGAGGTTGCCGGCACTTATGAAGCGGTCGAGCAGCGGCATGTGCGCGGTGTCGCGGCTGTTGGCACTGGCGGCATCGTCAAGTCCCTCA